CTATTGATCCAAATGAGTTGATGGTCAAATGGCCCTATGCAGAGAAGGCAAATCTAAATAACTTCTTTGATAGACTTCCTGACGAAATACAAAAACAAGTCATGGAACATCGTAAATCAAAACTAGACAACACAAATATAAACTGGTCATCGTATAGAGACTGTCCATTCTTTCCCAGAAAGTTAGAATCAGAATATCGATTGATTACTAACACTGGTTGGTATCACAAAATGTATCAAATCATGGTGGCGATTGCAGGTAACGCTATCAATAAAAAATATCCTATTACTTCTGCAGAAATATCTAAGATGTGTAGAGAACTAGATATGGAGACTGGTAACTGGTATAAGAACAGACCACTAGATAAAGAAGCAGACAGAGCGTTAGAGTACGTTTATAAAAATATGTAGGAATGAATATGAAAAATATTGTAATTGTTGGACACGGATATGTCGGTAAGGCAGTTGAGTATGGGTTCAACATCAAACTAAAGAATAAGATTCAACTCATCGATCCCTTATATAATAATTCAATCGACGATATCACTGGATGTGATGTTTCATTTGTATGTGTACCAACTCCGTTTGGAGAAGATGGTAAGATTGATTCATCTATTGTAGAAGATGTGACAGAACAACTCTTGGAACAAACTCGTGGGTGGGTCGTTATCAAGTCTACAGTTATTCCAAGTGTTGTGGCGAAGTTGAGTGAAAATCAACGAGTAATCTATAACCCAGAGTTCTTGACAGAAAAGAATGCGTTAGATGATTTCGTCAATCCACCTATGCATATCTTCGGTGGATCTTCTTCTGCAACTAATATGTTAGAAGAATTATATAAAAACAACAGTCGTTGCAAACCTTGTCCAGTATTCAAAATGTCTGCACAGGATGCATCTTTTGTAAAATATGGAATCAATAGTTTCCTTGCAACAAAGGTTATGTGGTTCAATCAGTATAAGGAGTTAATTGATCAACATGGTTCTGATTACGATACTATTATTAATGCTATTGGTACTGATTCCAGAATTGGTCACAGTCACGTTCAAGTGCCTGGCCCTGATGGTCGTAGGGGTTATGGTGGTGCTTGTTTTCCAAAAGATACATCAGCATTATCAAACTTCGACTACGATAGACACCTCACCATCTTACGTACCGTCATCACCGCCAATAATTACATTAGAGCTGGATACGAATTAGATGATCGTGAAAAAGAACAAAATGTTGTTTACATGAAACGATAACTGTGTTATAATACAGTAAAGGAGATAAGATGGCGTATATTGCAATTACTGGTATGGCAGGGTTTATCGGGTTCCACCTTGCACAGAAACTAAAGAAAGATGGTAATGAGGTTGTTGGGTTTGACAACTTCAATGATTATTATGATGTGGATCTAAAGGAAGATCGTGCAAGAGTTTTGAAAGAAGACTATGATATTACTGTAAGTAATGTTGATCTGAAAAGTGCAGAAGATGTAGAACGATGGATTGGTATTCGTCACCCAGACGTAGTGATTCATCTCGCTGCATATGCAGGTGTTCGTAACTCTATGGAAAACCCTACAGACTATATTGAAAACAATGTGGTAGGTACTCACAATCTGATCGAAGCGTGTACAAAGAAAGGTATTCAAAGGGTTATCTTTGCATCTACATCATGTGTCATGGCGGGTAATGAACTTCCATGGAATGAAGATGACATGTGCGGTTACGAGTTGAACCCATACGGTTATACTAAATTTACAAATGAATCACAATTTATGGCGAGTACGATTCCGTCTACGATTGGTCTTCGATTCTTTACAGTCTATGGCCCTTGGGGTCGCCCTGATATGGCACTCTTTGACTTTACCAAAAAGATTATTGCGGAAGAAGAAATCGAACTATTCAACTTCGGTGACATGATCCGTGACTTTACATACGTAGACGATATCGTTCAAGGTATTGGTATCGTAACAAATCATATTATCGAAAATCCAAATCAAAAAGAAATTTACAATATTGGTAATGGTCGTCAAGTTCCGTTGATGGACTTTGTAGATAATATTGAGAAACAACTTGATCGCAAGGCTATCAAGAAGTATGTAGAGAAACATCCTGCAGATACGCAAGCAACTTGGTCTGACACTACTAAGTTACAGTCACTTGGGTACAAGGCAGAAACTTCTATTGAAGAAGGTGTAGAGAAATTTATAAACTGGTATAAGTGGTATTACAATGTCAATTGATTTGTTATATAAAAATATTGCGGAGTTTCATAACATCACAGTGAGTGAACTGAAACAACGTATTGTAAATGGTGAACGTCTGGTGCATGAGTACTGGATGTCACAATGATTGTAGGTATTACGTTTAGTACGTTTGACTTGTTACATGCAGGTCACATTGCTATGTTGCGTGAAGCAAAGACAACCTGTGATTATCTTATCTGTGGACTGCAGGTAGATCCATCACTTGATAGACCAGAGAAGAATGCACCAGTGCAGACTCTGGTTGAACGGTGGACACAGTTACAGGGTGTCAAATATGTGGATGAGATTATTCCATATCAGTCTGAGAAAGACTTGGAAGACATCCTACAATTGTTCCAGATCGATGTGAAGATCATGGGACAAGAATATAAAGAAAAAGATTTTACTGGCAAAACTATCTGCACACAACGTGGGATAGAGATATATTATAATGATCGTAGTCATAGATTCTCATCTAGTGATTTACGTAAACGAGTTCAAGAAAAAGAAAATGCAGCAAAGATATCATGAATGGATAAAAGAACAGTATAAAAAATATCCTGTTGACTTAGAAGACAGTGCGTGATATAATATCGGAAAAGGAGAAACTAAATGTCAATTATGGATAAACTAAAAAAGAACAGTAAACTGGATAATACATCTGTTCTTGCGGAGTCGAAGTTCTTTACAGAGAAAGACATGGTTCCCACAAGTGTTCCGATGATCAACGTTGCATTGTCTGGATCTATTGATGGTGGTCTGGCACCAGGCCTGACAGTTCTTGCAGGTCCATCCAAACACTTCAAAACATCTTTTGCTCTTATCATGGCAAGTGCGTATCTGGAAAAGTATCCTGATGCTGCAGTGTTGTTCTATGACTCAGAGTTTGGTTCGCCTCAATCGTACTTTGAACAGTACGGTATTGATGCGTCTCGTGTTTTGCATACACCTATCACAAATGTAGAAGAACTAAAGTTTGATTTGATTTCTCAACTAGAGGCATTGAGTCGTGATGATAAAGTTATCGTCGTAATCGATTCTATTGGTAACCTTGCATCTAAGAAAGAACTAGAAGATGCAATCAATGAAAAATCGGTTGCAGACATGTCACGTGCAAAATCTCTCAAAGGTTTGTTCCGTATGTGCACACCGTATCTTGCAATGAAGAACATTCCAATGGTGGCAGTAAACCACACGTACAAAGAGATTGGGTTGTTTCCAAAAGATATCGTTGGTGGTGGTACAGGTGTATATTATTCTGCAGATAACATTTGGATTCTTGGTCGTCAACAAGACAAGGTTGGGACGGAGATCAAAGGTTATCACTTTGTAATCAATGTAGAGAAGTCTCGTTATGTGAAAGAGAAGTCTAAGATTCCTATCAGTGTTTCTTGGGATGGTGGCGTGAGTACCTACAGTGGACTACTGGCTGTCGCACTTGACGGTGGGTATGTTGTAAAACCATCCAATGGTTGGTATCAACGGAATGGATCAGATAGTAAGGTGCGTGAGAAAGAAACTCTGAACTGGGCATTCTGGCAACCTATCTTCGAAGGAACTGACTTCAAAGACTTTGTAAAGTCTAAGTTCTCAATCGGTGGTAATGTCTCTAACGAACTTGATATCGAAAATGAAGCATAAAGAAAACGAAACGTATGAACTAATCCCAGGCGAAGGTGACAACGATCAGTGTTGGCATATTCGTATACTTGAAGGTGACTTTGTCGAGACTGTTATTCAGTTCGGCAATGTCACTATTCATGGTGGTGAAGATGACGAAGATGGACATATGAAATTCAATTTTCATATTGTTACATCGCCAGATTCTGAACTGACTGAAGAAAGTGAGGAACTACAAGAGACTGCAGGCGAGATTCTGCTTGCACTTATTGAAGAAAACTTGTATAATAACACAAGTGAAATGATGATAAAAGAACCTCACGAAGAAGAATGGAAACGTGCGTGAATACTAACCTAGAACAAGTAATCCTTCGTAATCTGTTGACAGATGAAAAGTATATGCGTAAAGTATTACCTTTCATCAAACCAGATTACTTTGGTGGGATTTATCGTATCTTATTCAAAGAAGTTGGTAAGTTTGTATCTAAATACAATAAACTGCCTTCTGTAGAATCATTCAAGATTGAATTAGATAATTCTGAAAAACTAGGTGGTGAAAATTATACTGTGGCAATGGATATCTTGCCTCAGTTGTTCTCTAATGAAAAAGTTGATGAAGAGTGGTTAGTAGATAATACTGAGAAGTGGTGTCAAGATAGAGCAATCCATAATGCAATCATGGAGTCTATCTCTATTATTGATGGTAAACATGAGACATTGTCAAAGGGTGCATTACCAGACTTATTGTCTAAAGCATTGGGAGTAGCATTTGATACAAACATTGGTCACGACTATATCGACAACGTTGAAGAACGTTGGGAATTTTATAACAAACAAGAAGAACGTATTCCGTTTGATTTGGAATACTTTAATACAATCACCAAAGGTGGTATTCCTAATAAAACACTCAACATCGCTCTGGCTGGCACTGGTGTGGGTAAGTCTCTTTTTATGTGCCATGTTGCTGCCAGTGCTCTCTTAGATGGTAAGAATGTTCTCTATATCACTATGGAGATGGCTGAAGAACGTATCGCAGAACGTATCGATGCGAACCTTCTAAACATTCCTATTGATCAATTAGAGACAATGCCTAAGACTACATTCACTGACAAGGTGAAACAAATAAAGTCAAAGACACAGGGACATCTAATCATCAAAGAGTATCCTACTGGATCTGCACATGCAGGTCACTTCCGTGGACTTTTAAATGAATTGAAACTAAAGAGACAATTCCAACCAGACATTATCTTTATCGATTACTTGAACATCTGTGCATCATCTCGTATGAAAGGTATGGGTGGTTCTATTAACTCATATAACTACATCAAGGCGATTGCAGAAGAACTGAGAGGATTGGCTGTTGAATTTGATGTACCTGTGTTTTCTGCGACTCAAACTACTCGTAGTGGATATTCAAATAGTGATGTTGGACTTGAAGATACGTCTGAATCGTTTGGTCTTCCTGCCACGGCTGATCTTATGTTTGCTCTCATATCGACTGAAGAGTTACAGCAACTCAATCAAATCATGGTTAAACAATTGAAGAATCGTTATAATGATCCAACACAAAACAAACGGTTTGTTGTTGGCATAGATAGAAGTAAGATGCGGTTGTTTGATGTGGATCAAGAACAACAATCGTTGACTGATGACACACCAGTGTTTGAGAAGACTGATGCGGGAGAGGGTATGTCTAAATTTAAGGATTGGAATATTTGATGGATGATATAATTGGTAAATACTATGGAAGTGAAGAGTACGAAAATCGTGAGTCTCACATTCGTATGGACGAAGATGGGGTATATACGGTAGACTTCTGGAAAGATTATAAACTTGTAGAGTCTCGTAGAATGGACCCTGATGGTATTCCTCGCAGTCTCAGATATGCAGAGGATGCTGCAGAGAATTGGGTGATGGGGTACATCCCATGAAACATGTTTATATGTTCGATGTCGATGGTACACTGACACCAAGTAGACAAAGAATGAATAGATTCTTTGCTAAGTGGTTTGAACAATTTGCCACTCATAATGCAGTATACTTCGTTACTGGATCTGATAGAGATAAAACCATAGAACAATTAGGAACCCACCTCTACAACCTCGCCCTGCGAGTCTACAACTGTTCTGGCAACCATGTATTCGAACAAGATAGAGAAGTCTACCGCACAGATTGGAAACTACCAGATAAAGCAGTTCAATATCTACTATCAAAATTACATGATAGTAAATTCTATAATAAGACAGGTAAACACATCGAAGAAAGACCAGGCATGGTGAACTTCAGTATCTGTGGTAGGAATGCAGATCTTGAAACTCGTGTGATGTATAGACAGTGGGATGAAGACAAACAAGAACGATTTGAGATTGCAACTGAGTTCAATTCAAAGTTTCCAGACATAGAGGCACTTGTTGCAGGTGAAACTGGACTAGATATTTTTCCAAGAGGATTGAACAAAAAACAAGTACTAGTAGACTTTGCGGGATTGCATGTTCACTTCTTTGGTGATAAAATGGACGAAGGCGGAAACGATTATCCGCTCGCAGAAATGAATTGGAATGGAACTAACTATCATGTCAAAGACTGGCAGCACACTTGGGAATTATTGAAGGAACTTACAGAATGAATTCAGCACGACTAATTTCATATAGTCAACCATCCAACCGTATTCACACAGGTGAATTATCTATAGGAGGACTAGACAATATCCAAGATCTCATCGCTTATTGCGCCCGTGTCTCCAATCCATCGAACCAAGCTAACACCAAGACAACGGAAAAGTTACTTGGATATCTCATCAAACACAAACACTGGTCACCATTCGAGATGGCGTCGGCATGCATTGAAGTCACTACAACCAGAGACATCGCAAGACAACTCCTCAGACACAGATCGTTTTCATTTCAAGAGTTTTCTCAGCGGTATGCTGATGTCCGTGATCTTGATGATTCTGTTGTAATTCGTAAAGCACGTCTACAAGATCCAAAGAATCGTCAGAACAGTGTGATGACGGATGACGTTAATTTACATCAATCATGGGAGACACATCAACGTCTAGTATGGAACGCTGCCATGAAAGCATATAATTGGGCAATTGAAAATGGAATCGCAAAAGAACAAGCACGAGCTGTTTTACCAGAAGGAAACACCCCTTCTCGTTTGTATGTTAATGGCACCATTCGTAGCTGGATACACTATATTGAACTGCGTTCAGCAAATGGTACTCAACAAGAACACATGGACCTCTCAATCGAAGTCGCAAAGGTGATCTCGAAAATCTACCCTGCAGTAGTTGGGTTTGTATCTGATGCCTGATATTATTTTCAAAAGGCCATACATCAAAAGATCAGAGATATCAGATGAGTGTTTGGTTCCGGCGACAAAGGCGGAACCACCAGTCATCAAAAGTCTTATTGAACATTTTCAGAAAGCGTCTAAAAGAAACAAACCAGGCATGAGTTTTAGACATATGACTCATCCTGCAAGATGTCAGGCAATCAACAAAGTAAAACAGTTGGGGTGGATACTCAAGAACGATATTCCAATTGAAGGAAAACATGACGTAAATGAACAGGGGATATCTATGTTCTTACGTCACTACGAGTATGACAAAGATAAGTGGGCAATGGTAAAGTTTGACTCTTTGTGGATTACGTACATTCCGCCTGGATATGAACTACTTTGTCAACCTGCGGCATATCACTCTAGTAGATACATTGCCATGCCAGGCATTCTGAATGGTGACGAAGGTGCACACCACTTGAACCTGTTCTTACTAGTTGAGAAAGGTTATACTATCCCTGAAGGATCTCCACTAGCTCAGTGGTATCTGAAGAAGATAGACGAGAAACCAAATGCAATCTTTGACGATCAAGACCAGATGGATCTTCACGGTCAGATGTTGAAAGAGAATGCATTGTATGATGATGACAAAATGACAATGGAACGTAAGAGGAGAGACGACACATACTTCTATAATCCGTTATACAAATAAATTTTTATGGTTGCGGTAACAATGTTGATCCATTGGGATATAATTAAAACAAAATCTTTTCATAAAATTGTTACCTAAACTTTACCTTTACTTTTATAAGTAATTCCGTATTCTTTTTAACACAGAGGAAATTTTATGAAAAAGATACTATCTCTAGTTTTAGCACTAAGTGCAACATCAGTAGCAGCACGTGATCAAGTTCACATTGCTGGTTCTTCAACAGTACTACCTTACGCCTCAATCGTGGCGGAAGCATTTGGTGAGAACTTTGATTATCCAACACCAATCGTCGAGGGTGGCGGTTCAGGCGCAGGTCGAAAGCGTATGTGTGAAGGTGTTGGCCTAAACACAATCGATATTGCAAACTCATCATCATTGATGAAAGAGTCACAGTGGGAAACATGCCAAGCAGAAGTTGGTAAAGTTTCAGAAGTACGTATTGGTTATGACGGAATCGTATTTGCATCTCGTAATGAAACAAAAGGTTTTGAAGACCTAACACCGATGCATGTTTACCTTGCTCTACATGCTTCGTCAAAAGCAACGAACTGGAAAGAGGTAGATCCATCA